AATCAAATGCGGTTGAATTAACAACAGCCATAGTTGATTGGTCGATCATAGTTTGATAACACGTTAAGTCAACAGTGTTAGCAATATCACGAGCGAAGCCCTGCATTACTTTTTTGCGACGCTGCGGATCACGTAAACCTTTAGCATCAATAAACGCCAGTACACGTTTAGCTTTGCCACGGTTGACGGGGATCATGCGATGAATAATATCTTGAAAGTCACCATCAGTTGAAACAATGCCGTCTTGAGTCTCAAAACGATACTCTTGAGGGATGTATTCACGGTCTGATCCGCCAGCATCATTTGCGTTGTCGGTTGCGTTAGTTGCGCGATCATCGTTAGAATCACCGCTCATATTGTAAATCTCTAAGTCTTTAGATAAAGACATCTTCATACTTGTTGTCTCTGCTACTTCATCCCACAGAGTACACATCAAGTCATGTGCTAGTTCGTTAGCCATTAGCTTTTCACCTTATTTTTTTTGGCTTTTTGATATAAGTTGTAATTGTGCTTACTGGGATTTTCCACCCATTGTTGCCGAAGCTTATTCACTGCTTCATTACCACCATCTATCGCGCCAGTTGAGTTAATTTCTGGTTCTGGTTGCGTATTAATAGGCTTTTTAGTGCGAGTCTTAACTTTGTTCGCTGCCTTTTCAAGTATGTCACCAATCATAAAATGGTTGTTACCTGCCTGCTTAATATCTTCTAACAATGAAGGAATTCGTTCCATTGTCATTACAGCCTTGGCAATATCAACGCCTTTTTGCTGTGCAATATTAGACAAGAAATTCATGGCTGCTTTTGGGTTTGTCATGCCATCATCTTTAAACACCTGTAAGAGTGCGTCTTTTGATTTCTGATAATCTGGCAAAGCCTTAGTTAATTCTTGCTCTTTTTGATAAAGGTAAAATTCAGCTTCATCATCAGCGCTGTCTTGCTGTGGCTCTGCTTCATTCTTACTGGCTGTTTGTGGTGCTGCTCCTTCCCACTCCTTTAAGGCTTTGTAATGATCCTCTTTATTATCGAAGTCATACGGGTCGGGCATTTCACCGCGAGTAATATTACCAACTTGAGCTTTTAAATCTAACAACTCTTTTCGCAGGTTTTCTTTCTCTACAGTATCTTTATCAATTTGCTCTTGCTTATCTTTACGCTTACGTTTTTCTTTCTGGAATGCAGCATAAGCTTGTGCTTGTGTCATTCCTGTAGTCGGCTTTTCTTGGTCGCCTTCATCTTCATCAACATAAAGTTCTTCTTGCTCTATTGCCTCGGCTTGTGGATTAGCCTCGGTTACCTCTGCTTTAGTCTCCACAACTTCCACAGGTTGAACAACTTCTTCTTTAGTCGGTGTTTCTGTACCAGAATCCATATTTTAATATCCTCGTTATATGGTGAACGAAAATAGCAAGCTATAACCCCTTGCTAGTAGGTGTGGTTATTATAACTAAAACTTAGCCAAAAATACAACTTAGTTAATTTAGTCAGCAATATCGTCTACAAGTTGATACTGCTGCATTGTAAATACTCGATAGTTTAGTATTGTGTCAGGTTTTGGGTTTAGCATTGCGCCTCTCTTGTTGGTTTAGTTGTCAGGATCATATCCAAATTCGTGTATCGAGTTTCCATCGGTTGCAATATCTTTAGCTTTCACTTTCTTGCTTAGTATGTGCCAGCCTTTTTCGCCCTCCATATGATCTTGCGCGTATTCTTTTGTAGTAGTAACCCAGTCACTAGCGTTAATGCTTTTAACATCTTTAGGTACTGCTCTATAGATTGTTACTGGTCTTTCTGGCTTTCCTTTCATGCCTTGAATGATATTTACAGCTTTTGTGTCCATAGCTAAAGAATCTTTAGTACCTCCACCAAAATACCTGACAGCATTACCAGTATAAATATCATCACCAAATGAGCTTGTTAAATCATAACCGACAGAATTATCTTCTCGCATTGGTGCGGTGTGCTGCATTTTATAAGTTTCTTGTTGCGCCTCCTCTCTCGCTCTAGCTTCAGCATTAGCTTTTTTCCTAGCGTCAAACTCTATCTTTCTTTGCTCTGGTGATAGTTTGCCCTCTGATATTTCAAGTATATCATTCTTAGCAAGATTTTCTGTTTGCTCTTGCGTTTGCTCCATTACAACTTTATTTGTTTCAGGGTCTATTAACTGACTTGTTCCGTCATTTTTATAAAATGTATTCAGCCCATCGCCTTTTTTAAGGTAGCCGCCTTGTTTGATGTTCGGTTGATCTAGCACTTTTAATTGACTAACTAATTGCTCTGGTGTGTAGTCGGTTAAATCAGTTATGTGTTTAATGTTTTCTGGCTTGCCTTTAGTTGGCAAATCAAAAACATCTAGCCTTGCACTTCTTCGCGCTGAAACTTTATCTGAGAATTTTGGTAGCTCATCCATAGGTAAGCTTTGGTTTATTGGCTTGATTGCCTTGGCATCAAACACCTGAATATCGCCATCCAATACAGCGCCATCATAGCCTTGCTGTTTTAGCTCACCAATTGAGAATTGATCTAATTCTTTGAATCCTGCTACTTTCTTTAATTCAACATCACGCTCTAATACTCGCCCTTTTCCACTCGCTGCACTAGCTGAACTAGATGGGTCAGAAAAATTCTTTTTATCACCAGTGAACCATACAGTACCATCAGCACCCTTATTAAGATCAAACTCATCGAAACTTTCATTTGTTTGGTGAAACACTTTACCTTTAAATGTTTTATCTGGCTCTTTTACTGCCTGTTCAACTGCTTTTTTTGGAGTTGCCTCTTGCGTAGCTCTGAATAGTTGACTTTTAGCATAATCTAGCGGCTGCCTTAATACTCTAGCCTCTTTTAGGATTTCAGACTTTCTTGCTTCCGTTGCTAGTTTGTATTCAGCTTGTAGTGGCTTGAACGCTATATCATAATTTTTCTTTGCAACTTTAACTGCGTTTTGTAGCGCATCACCAGCAACAGGGATAACCCCCAAACCAGCCATAGCCATTCCAAGCTTATCACCTTCAGCAACCGCCCGTCCAAACTCATCACCAGCCGTAGCATCACCAATACCAGGAAGGAATTCACCTAAACTAGAAAGATTTTTCCCTATCTGTTGCGCTCGATAGTTATCAGATATTAAACCCGCATCTTTTAGTGTGCTAGCAATGCCTGAGCCGAACCTATCAACTAAACTTGTTTTATATGGTGTGGCAGTATTCGCAACAGGTTGTAATGCGTCAGATTGCCCGCTTATTGCTTGCTGTGAATATTTACTGCGTAAGAATTCACGTATAGAGTCAGCGCTCATTCCATCGGGGAATTGCGCTTTTCCTACACCTTTAATATCAACGATAGGCATCTATGCAAAATCTCCAGTTGCAGGATCAAACACAAGCATATTATTTTGTAACTCAGCGTTTAAATCTCTACCCGCCTGCATTTCCATATCGGTAAGTGATAGCGAGTTTTTAAATTGCTTGTCCTCTCTATCAATATCAATCTTCTCTTGATTCTGCTCTAGTGTACGAGCGTCCTTCATTATGCCGCTTTGAATCTTGGCTGTTTCAAGCTCTGCGCTAGTCGTAGCTTTGGCTATATTAATTTGATGCTCAGTTGCTTTGTTTTGCTGAACCATCTGTAAAGTTTCTTCTTTCATGCGCTCAAGCATAACCATTGGATCTTCTTTAGGGTTTTGCGCCTCTTGCTCCATCTGCTCCATTTTTTGCTGAATATACTTCTTCTCATCATCATCTTTAGGCTCTGGGTCTATACCTAAAGCAACCATATTATCAATGATTTGATACTGAGCTATTCTACGGCTACGTGAGCCGCCTTCTCCAGTTGTTGACAGGATAGCCTGATTCAATAGTATCTGACCTTGAGGTGTGCTTGAGTCGGCAAACTGCAACATTTTTAAAGTCGTATCAAGTTCAGCTTCTTTTTTAGACTTGAACGATTCGCCCATTTTAACTTGTACAGTATAACGCCCACGAGCAGCGTTCTTGAATGGCCCGTAATTTCCCTCACTGTCAATCATGTAACCTAATGTTTCAAGTTGCGAGTGACTACCGTCTAAACCTTGCACCCTTATTTTCCTAGGGTTGCTAAAGTAAAGGACCTGCGCAGCATCAATCCAAGCTTCACAAGCTGATTTTATAGCGGACATAGAGTTTTGTATTAGTGGCTGAAAGGTGTCATCTTGTCGCTCGTTAACCTGTCTAACTGCATCGGCTGCCGCGTTACTTGGCAGTGTGCTTTGTCCTGTACCACTCATTTCTAATAAGTTAGCCTCTAATGCTTGGCCTGCCACCGCTAAACCTGAACCGATTTGAGGTGGCGTTTGCTTTCCTATTGGTCCTAAGTGTGCAATTGAGCCATCAGGGTTTTTGATAGGATCACTCATAACAAAAGGTAAGTTATCAATATCCGCCCTTGATCTTTGCCCTCCATGCTTCGCCATTTGCTCTGGCGTATACTCTGGCTTTTCAACTTGTGGTGCTGCCATTATTTCCATCAATGAAGAATGATAAGTATTAAGGAACATTTGTGGATCTTTACGCTTTCTTACTTCGCCACAATAATATTCAATACCATTAATCACGTTGTAATAACCGTACTGTGGAAAAATAGGTATACGCTTAAACGGGGTAAGCTGCTTTTTAATCAGGAATTGATCGCCACTAATCAAAGCATACTCAACACGCTTAACTTTTTTCTTTATTACTGTGTGTTCGCGTAATTCTTTAAGCTCTGTTAATTCTTCTCGTGTTACTTTATTGCCTTCATTATCTTTTATGCCATCGCCAGCAGTAACAACGTACCCACCACCAAAATCATACATGGTAATATTTTTGGTCACCACCTCATAATAATGGGCCAAGTAAATATCTTTATCTGTATCCGTTGACCAATCAAACCAGTCAATCTGTGCATTGATAGATGTGACGCTTACGCCATATTCTTCTTCAATAGCCTTACGATTGGTTCGGATGATATGCCAACACTGTTTAGAGTCTGACTTATCTTTGCGTAATGACGGGCTAAAAATAACAGATGATGCCGCTGAATAAATAGGCTCAATACATAAATACTGTTTATCAGGATCAGGGTTTTCTTCATCTTCATATTTAGCTACTTCTTTAAAAGCACCAAAACCTGAAAAGTAAGCTTCCTGATCTGCATTGTTCAATGCCTCAACTCCGTTACCTGATTGGAAATCATTTCTCCAGCGAGATTGCAAAGCTTCTGCATCTTCGTCGGTTGCCTCGTCAGAGTTAGAGATTATTTTAGCATTCATTTCTAGGCGTTGCTTTTGCCCTAGCAGTCTATTGATAGCCCCATATACTTTGTTTATTTCCGGCTTAGGTCTATTTTTAAACTGTTCAGCGTACGAGCCTTTCCACATCGCCCCGCTAACTACAGCAAATTCATAGTCATCAAGACATAATCTATTGCGATCATAATATGCAGAAAAGCTCTCGTTTAGATTAAGCCTGATTTCTCTTAGTTCTTTCATTGTTTCACCATGCGTTAACAGTTGGTACGTAAATGCTTGTAAGGTCTATTTGTTCCATAATATCATGAATACGTTCTGACATCATCAGGGTGTCAGCACAGTTAGGAGAGCGAACTTTAAACTTCTCTCTCATTTCTTTTTTAGTGTACAACTCAAATAAACCATCACTTCTAGGCTTTATCGGCATTCTACACAATTCAGCCCTAAGTGTTGTTAAATTTTCACATGATGAGGCGAATGATATTAACTCGTCTGGGTTAGTCATTACACCGTCAACTGCGGCTTTATATGTTCTGTAAACTCTGTCACGCAATTTTAAATAACATTGAGCGCGTAAATTTTTACATACTTGCTCCCATGTTTTTTGTTGAACTATATTTGAAGCGCCTGATGATTCATAAATTGATTTAGGATGATCAACTTTAGATGCACCATTAAATTGATGAACGGTTATTCTTTTATTATCTAGTGCAGCGTTAACGTCACGCTTAAGTGTTACACCCATTCCGCCTACGTCCCATTCATATTGATCAGCATTCTCATTAATAGCAACACCTAAAGCCCAGTCCGAACCCTCATTAACATCTAAATCAGTTCTTTGCATCACGTTAGTAATTATATTTCCTTTTCTTACCAGTGTCGCTTTAGGATCATTGCCTAAGTCTGAAGGATCATGAGTAACTTTTGAAACTCCGAACTCTTTCATGCCTAATTTAATATGTGCATCAATACAAGCATCAAACCACTCAGGTTTAATCAAACCGTTTTCGATTTCATCATTAAAACCGCCCTCCCAAACCCAATCATAAGTACCTCTTGGTAGATTTTTTAAATCGAATAGCCTTTCCTCTTCTAATCCTGACTCATCAAACCACGGATTATCTGACCAATTCATTTTTATAATTAAATGTAAGTCATCTTCATAGACGCCAGAGGAATCTAACTCAGCTTTAAACGGAACTATAAACCTTTGGCTGAATGGATCTTCACTTGATGCAGGGTTAGCGCAAAACACCATTCTAACATCGTCCATATTTATTTCATTGGTATCAATTTCTTTTTGCTTGCCTGGCAATCCTTTTCTTGGTTTTTTACGTGCTGTTGGCGTTAATACCCTTAAAGACTTTTCACTTAAAAATTGTGCTTCCTCTACCCACCAATCTAAAAAACCGAAAGCTGATTTAACAGACTCAGGATTTCTACTTAAACCCATAAAGCGGGCCATTGAATTATTATGTGTAAATTTTACCGTCCTTTCCGTTACATCAGAATTATCTAGCTCAAGCCTTTTTATCTCAGAGTTAAGCACAGCATGAACACTATCAGCAACAGACGATTGAAACTCACGAATACACATCATATTTCGACCTAAGTCGTGCATATTAATTAAACCATGATCACCTTCTACTAAAGTTTTACCTGACCCCCTTCCTCCTATTAGCGCCATAAACCTTTTAGGATTCAAAAACATTGGCTTTACTATTACAGGAAAAAATACAGTTGGTTCTTTTACTGTTGGCTCCCATACCTTATTTACCAGATGATATGTTGACACTAGCAGTTTTGATTTAGGGCAAACAAACCCTATAACTGTTGACTCGTACTCGCCAGCACCAAAAGAAACTAAAGCTTCAGCCTTTTCTAGTCGGTTAATCCTGCTTGCTAGCATCTTCTATAGCCTTTAATCTTTCTTCGAAATCTGTTTTCTCTTGAATGTTTAACATTGATGAAATAGAGGTTATAAACAGTTGACCTACATCGGAAGGTATTTCTCCCTTAGCCATGGCATCAAGAACCTGTTTCGCTTGCTTATGTAAATCAGCTTCAGGGTCGAAATCAAATTTATATGTAGGAGTAACAGATTTTAAAGGAGGTTCGATTCTATTTAGCACTAAGGTTAAAAGTGTTGGGTTAGGCGCTATCTCGTTAATTGCATCCCCTAAGCCTATAGTAACAACTTGCTTTAAAAACTCTTGCTCGTCAACACACACCGCCCTAATAGCATCGAGCATTAATGACTTTTTAGCCTTGCCTCTGCCTTTGGGTTGGTTATCCGTTGAGAACTGAGTGTCTTCTTTTGGCATGTATCACCGTATTTTTACCGTATTTACGGATATTGTACCACATAAATAAAAACCCCTAAATGGGGTTATCTATACGGTGA